AGCTTCATACCACGTACTGCAATCTTTAGTCCACGCTCATCCGTGAAACCTGCAATATCAATCAGCATTTGCTCAAGCGAAGTTTCGTTGAGGTCAGCTGCAGTCGAAAGCAGGTTTCGTTGGTTCCCTGAAAGGGCTGGGTGAGCCGCAGAGCAAAGAGCCGCACCGTCTCCAACAGGAGAACCAGTGCTAAAGGCATTGTTCAAAATGGACGCAGCCTTAATTTGCTTAGTGGTTGACATAGATCGTGCCAAAGCACGGGTGTAACGAGAAGCAAGGCGGTCATACAGGTTGTCTTCAATTGCCTCTTCGGTAATTGAAAACGCCAGTGCAATCGTTTCGTGCGTATAACGTGCAGTAAATGTCTCCTGCGCGTCATCAAACGAAATAGCACCACCTTCTGACTTAACCGGTGCAGTACCGAAGCCAGACAGCATCACTTCTTCTTCGAAAGCACGATCTGAAGTCTCTTCTTCAAAGATTTCAGCGTGTTCCTGCTCATAGCGATCATACTCAAGTCCGAAAAGAGCGTTAAGCCCGGGCTCAAGTTCCTTCGCCAACTGGGCGCGAGAAATAGCCATTACTTAATCCCCCTTAAATGCCGGTTGAGTCGGCAGTGGTTTGTGAAGCAAAACCACGAGTGCCAGCGTTGAAATGAGCGTTCAATCGAACAAGCAAATGCGCCCCCGCAGACGAATAATCATTGTTAGCATCATCGTCAACCAAACCTACAATACGCAATGGTAGCGTTGCAGTAACCGCGATTGTGCTTACACCAAGCTGAGAGTTTGACTTACCCGTATCGGTAGAACCGGTACGAGCAGACGTTCCCAGGCTGGCGTTAGCAAAAACAGCTGTTAATGCGGTAGCTCGGTCAGTGAGGGTGGCATCCGCCGCTACGACGAACAATTGATCGGGGTTATCAGCCACAAGAGCCTTTACAGGAAAATTAGTATCTACAGATACACTTCCTGATCCGGGCCAGTAGTTAAGAAACACAGGTTTCTTTTGTGTGGCATCTTGATATTCAACCCCTACTAGAACACCAAGGGCTTGCGTAGTGCCGCCATTGGTAGCTCCAGCATGGTCTATTACGCCTGCAGCAGTTGGAACACAAATGCTTCCGTTAAAAATAGCATTGGTGTTGTTACTAGCAATTTCATACTGAGTAACTCCGGTGCTGTTAACACCGCTTCCTACAAGACCTACAGGACGAAGACCAAAGGCAGTGTCTGAATTTGCCATGGTTTATATCTCCATTCTGTGCGGCCCTACTTCTTTGGGCCGCCAAAAGTTACACGAGTCTGACGTTCAGGTTTACTGATCGCCATGGTTGGGTGAGCGTTTTCTCGCAACATATCACTTTCGACAGCTTCCATTTGATCCGCGTTTCGTTGAGCAAAATACTCAGCGCGTTCGTCCACAGTCTCAAGCGGTATACGTGCAAGCATTAATCCACCAATGCCAAACACACCTTCATATTTACCTGATTCAATTACCGGAGATTCAAAGTCTGGATATTCGTCTTGACGAACAAGCTCGTAGCCTTCTCGCAATCTTGCCGAAATGTTTTTGGTGTCATCGAAACCCCTTACTTCGGCGCGTATCCAACGATGTTTGTAACCTTCTGGTGCAGGCGGTGCTTCCAACATAGATGGGGGAGCCCAAGGTTTACGCCGTCCCTGTTTCTCCCTCGTCGCTGCTTCACGAGAAGAACGATTGGTGCCCTCAAAACTTCTTTTCTCTTCAGACATTCCAATCACTCCTTCACGTATTTCGCGTATTCTTCAAGCGGCACTCCCAATTTCCTAGCAATTGCTACTTGGGTCTGGGAGAGTTTGACCCTTTTACTGTTGCGCCCAGTTTTAGTGGAGCGTGAAACACCGGCAACATTCTGAGCGGGTTTGCGGCCAGTGACTTGCTCTTCTCCAAATTTATGCGGAAACTCCCGCTTAATTCTAGAGTCCAATTCATTGTAGTAGTCATCCCCTTGCGGGTCAAACCCTTCCTCTTCAATTAATTTCTTGTGAATTCCAAAAGCAGCAAAGGTCATTGCTTCATCGTTTCCAAACCAAGAGTTCTTTTCGGCCCACTGCTCTGCTTTGGGATCAGGTCGCTGCGGGGCGGGTTGTGCTTGCGGCTGTGCTTGGGGTTGCGGAACAGCGGCTGCTTGTGGCTGCGGCGGCGCTTGTCTTTGCGCTTGAGCGTAATTGTTAGACGCAATCGTCACATCGGTCAAAGCTTTTTGAGCCGCCACCGTGCCTTCTGGATCTCCTAACTCTACGGCTCTTTTAAGCGCAGCCTCAGCTTGTTCCCTTTGCAAATCAAGACGTTGGCCGTGTTCTGCCATAAACCCTTGATCTAAATTTTGCATTCTTTGACGAATCTGCTCTGCTTCAGCCTGCACTTTTTGTGCATAACTGATGGATTCATCTCGCTCTCGCTCGGCATCCCGCATTTTTTTGGTAAGGCGATTTATACGTTTTTTAACAGATTCGCTGTATTGCTCTATTTCAGTATCATCTGAAGGCGGGCTTGCGCCTAATTCAGGCTCTTCTAGCTCTAAAGAAGGTTGTGTAGGGGTTTCTTCCTCTTCCTGGGGCTGCTCTAACTCTACTTCCGTTTCTTCAGCATCCCCTACATCTAATTCAAATTGAGTATCTTCCGCAGCATTAGCCATGCTGTATTCCTCCCTTACAGACTAAGAATATCTTCTGGATCATCAATAGTGGCCAGTACTTCATCATCATTCAAAATACGGCACTCCCCACCCTCTATACGGAACCTAGACCCCGCATATCTAGCAAAAACCACCCATTGCTTTTCCTCGCACCATGGGCCGTCTGGGAACTTTTCAAGGTCTTTGTAGCACAGCGGGCCTTGCTTCACGACATAACCCACAACTGTTTGTATTTGAGTGTCATCCAACACCTTATTGGGAATATAGATGCCACTTTCTGTAGTTTCTTTGCCCCGATACGGAAGAATCAACATGCGCCAGCCTGTGGGCTGTGGCATACGATCTAAAAGACTTTTATCGACAGCTTCGGGATCAAGCACTTTTGGGGTAGGTGTTTTGTAAAGAGATTTTACGCCTTCATCGGCGGTTTCTAAATTTAGCTCTTCTGCTGCATCAGTCATCAAATTGCTCCTGTTTTTCTAGCAGGCCCGTGAGTTCCTGTAATACAAAATTTAAAGCGGATATTTCACCCATTAAATTCTGGTACTGCTCCATTGATTTAACACCGTTGTTTTCCAACAACCCTAAAACTTGTGATCGGCGTTCTTTAATTGTTTTTTGAATAAATTGCGCCAATTGTAATAAATCCACATGCGCTCCGTCTTATACAATCGTATCTATATAGCATGGCGGTATAAGAACAATAAGTCAATATGTCCAAATGACAGGGGTTGATTTGCGAATATCTACGTGAACAAAGCCTTTAGCCACGCCAACCCCACCAAAACCCAAGGTCAAGGCTTTTTCTACAATAGTTCGCCGTTGAACCCCATCCACAACTCGCACATCGGCAGCAATACCTTCTGAGTGCTTTCCCGGGGCAGCTTTAGCCGCCTCAATGCTGTGTTCTGGAGAACGATATCCAGACGTAATTGTAAAAGGAAAACCACATAATTCTCTTAATTCATCCAGACGGTGAATAAACTCAGGAACAATTTCGTTTTTGCCTGTTTCCCGACAAACAAACTCTTCCTCTGTAAAATATTTGTAAGTCACTCTTTTTTGCCCAAAAATAGACCAAACGCACCAGTAAGGGCTCCGGTCATGACCGAAACTAGTGCAGCCTGCTCCGGATTAGGGTCAGGTAGGGACATAAACCACTCCACAGTACGATAGGTCATGCCAATCATGGCAAACATCAATACCCTGGGAATGATTCTCCACGCATTAAGCTGCTCGGGTGTCATCTTCTTTTCCCTTTTTACCCCAATAAACCACTACAAAAGCCTCGCATTTGGGGCAAGATAAGTTTGTAACTATCGTGTGTTCTTCGTCTTCTTCAGTGATGTCATGATCACCGCCCCAAATTAGTTCTGATTGGCAGGCATAGCACTTCATTTTTCGCGAGCTACCTGTTTGGTCTTTTCAAAAGTGCGTAGACCACCGAGGCCGAGCATCCCAAGCAAAACTGTAAGAAGGCTTTCCATTTCAAATGCAGGTAGCGGAGGGGCTTCCACACCAGCAAATGTGATGACAAAAACAGCAATAGGCTGCCCGACAAAGTGCCAAGCCAGAGCAACCCCGCAAGTCCACCCAACAAATGGCCGCCAACCCGCGACAAACATAGATTTGTGCGCCGCTTCAGCCTTGTTAATTTCAATCTGACCCTTTGCAAGCTCTTGAGCATGGCGCTCTGACATGGTTGCAATTTCATGCGCAAGCTTCGCCTTTTCGTCAGCGTCCGGTATAAATTTGTCTAGCAAGCCCGTAACCGGGCCAATCAGTGCCTGTAGCATCCGAACTCCTTATCACGCGCTAGTGAATCGTGAGCCTCGCAAAGCTGCCCCCATACCACGTTTTTTGCCGGTGGTTACCTTGGCAAACATGGTGTCCGGGGTCTTTTCTTCTACAGCTGTGGCATATGGAATAGACCCTTGACCGTCAATAACCGCCTTGTTTACAGGCTTGGGCGGGTCTTTGGGCGGGGCACCATTAACTTTAACTTTCATATCAATCACCTCGTTTTAACAATTCACGTTGCATAGCCGCATCAATGCGAGCTTGCGTCTGTCGTTCTTGACTAGCCAGACGTTGCTGGAACTCCGTCTGCTTGTTAGACATTCGTTGCTGATCAAGCTGCAATTCGGCCTGATCCATTTGGGCATCTCGCTGATCTTTCTGCGCCTCTAGCTGTAGCTCCTGTTGCTTCAGCTGAATTAGAGGATCTCCTTGGTTCTGACCCGTGATCTGTGCAGTAAGTTGCTTCAGTTTGGCAAATTCTTGCGCATTTAGTTGCGCAATCATAGATTCCAGTTGTAGCTCCATATCTGGCGTCAATGCCTGACCTCCGGTTTGCTGCAGCATCTGTGCCGTAGCCATTTCCTGACACTTCAGCTTTACATGCTCAATAATGTGCTTCTGAAGCGCAATAGCCGCCTGCGGTAAAGCCTGTAGGGTCGGAGAAGTGATAAATATCAAGTGCGCCTGTATGTGAGCATCGTGGTCTTGACCCTCAAAAGCTTTCAGCTGAACATTATCCAAAGCATCCATGTTTTCCTGCGCAGGATCTTTCGGTATTGGATCGTCTGAAGACGGCGCTATCAGTATCTTATCTACGTCATTGACGCCCAAAGCCTCATACATACGCCGATACGCTTCGTGCATATCGTGCATTTCAGGCGCTTGCATGGCCATCTGCAACTGAGACTGAGCCAAAGAAATACGCTGTGCCTGTGAAAACGAATTAGGGTTAGATACCGGAACCACATCTACCCGGTCATCAAAATCTTCACGCATGATAGAACGGTCACCGCCCGCTACCGCATAAGGATATTCCTGCGGCAGATACTCAGACATGACCCGGGCCAGAGCCTTAAACTCTTGCCTCATGCCATAGTGCAGCCGTTTATGCACCGCACTCATGACCCGTGAGCCTTGCTCCAACAGAGCTACTGTAGTGCCCACAGCAGCCTGTTGGTTGCCATCCCCCACCTTCATGTCGGTTATGGTCGCAAAACGTCTACCCGCGTCTACCACAAAGCCCAGCAGCTGAAACAAGGTTGTATCTGGCCCTTTAAACGGTAAAGGCATCAAAGAATCACGGATAGCGCCCCCTGGGGCATCTACATCACGGAACTCCCCGGGCTGTAACGGCTCTTCATCGTCCCTGACCCGTAAGCCACGGGCCTTGAAGCCTGCCGGTAGATTGGACAGCGTACCCGCATCAATCAACTGACGCAGTGCTGCAGTGGCCGTGCGAGACAAACCACCAATCGTGTGGATCAAACCAAGGCCATAAAACCCAAACCCGGGCAAAAACTTGTAATGAACAAAGTAAGGTATCTTTTTCCTTCGTTCATCATCTTCGCGAAAGTTGCGCCGAACAGACAATACTTGGCCGTTATCTTCGCTTATTGTGACGATATACGGTATTTTTATACCTGTAGGCTCGCCATCTTCCCCCATATCTTCAAAGCCTTCCAAGTCCAGATTGACATGGCACTCCAGCAAAGTGCAGTCATAATCCAGATTTCCCGGCTCCATACCCTCTAATTTACTCATCTCATCAACAACATCACTGTTGTTAGATTGAGATGGAATAACAGGTATATCTCTATAGAACCCCATGACCTGACGAATGCGCAAATCATTCAAAGTCATTTTTACAACCTGCGTGATGTTTTCACACGAGTCCAAATCGCTGGCACCATAGGGCACCACGATGTCCTCTGCAGGTACAAACTTACTGACGGCGCGATCCATCGCCTCGTCATAATATACTTTCTTGAACGTAGACCCCGCCAAAGGCAGATAAAACAACATCTGGTCAAACTCGGGCGTGTACTCCTCCATCACATTCGTGATGTAGTAGTTCATGAACTCTTTGACACGAAACGCCTGTGCCTCATTGTCCCGGGTCTTTTCGCCAACAATCTGCGTCCTGACCGGTCCAGAAGGCGGCAAAAGCTCGTTAAACGCCTGTGCCTGAAACTGCGTGGCAGCTTCCGCCAAAAGCGGGTGTGTCACACCGGTAGCGCCCCGGAAAGGCATCGTCCGCTCTTCATAGGTGTAGCCCAAAAGCTCAAGGCCCTTGGAATACGCATCTTCCCACTCAGAACGGGAAGCTTTGTTTGACTCAAAATCAGCCAAAAGTTCTGAAGACAAAGACGCTAGTTCTTGGTCACTTAACTCTTCTGCAAGATTACGGTAAAAATCGCCATCATCTATCCCCATCATCTTTTGAGGGTCAAGATCAATCACTACGCCACCATCTTCCTGGGGCTCAATCTCTATACCGTCAGGCAGCACTTCGTTAACTCTACCTACAAAAGTGCCGGGGGCCGCGACCTCTATGTCTATTTCCATCTCCTCTTCAACAGAATCCGGCCCCATGGCCGTGCTGTCCATCAAAGAAGTCAACTGGGCTATGTCATCACCATTAGCCATTAAGCTCTCCTAATGAGCGGGGCATAAGAGCCTACGCCACGTCGCACATCATCATACCCCCGGAACATATTTGTCGCTACAGGGGCCATGGAAGCCACGCCACCGCCCATGGCCTTAGCTAAAGGTTTTCCGCCTGTTCGTATGGGCGTGGCTAAAAATTCTTCCAAACCTTCAATATCTGCCCCCGGATTATCTAAATAAAGATAATGGTAAGAAATATCAGGTTTGTTTCCTTGATTAACCTGAATAAGGTTAAGTCCGCCTTTATTTGTTTTGGGGTCAACTGCTTTAAGTTTTAAATTAAAACGTTTAGCGATTTCTTTAAAATGCGCTAGATATTCCGCATCATATTGATTGTGCAGCGCAGCTGTTTTTTGTCTAGAGCCTCTTGTTGTTGTAAGAGCTAATCCTTCTAATCCCTCATCTAAAGCTTCTTTTAAAACTGCTTGTATGGGTAATTTGTGCCAACTGGTCCGGAGGGGAGCGAAGGCAATACCCTTTATACCCGTTGCAGCGTCTTCAAAACGAGGATCATAAACATCTGCGTAGGCTTCCTCGCTTAATTTTGGATAAGCTCTGCGCATTTGTTCTTTTTGTCTAAGATCAAAATTTTTACGCAAAAAGAAATTATCAAGGTCTGCCTCATTAATCATGTAATCAGGCAAAATAAAATCAAAATTTCGTTTATCTAAACCACGCTCAAGCGCGGTTATAATTTGTTCGGGATCTTGTTCTAAAATCTTTAAAACCCGTTGAAGTTCATTATCAATTCTTTGTTGAGCTTCTTCAATTATTTCTTCACTAGTGCCTTGCTTTCTCATCCGGGCCACAACAATCTTTTTGTATTGATCAAAAAATGAACCCATGGTTTGTTTAGCAGCGGGCATAACTATTTTATCGTTGAATTCCTCTGGTTTTAGCTCGCGAGGCTTGCGCCGCTCATCCATGCTTAGTCCAGAGGCCATCCTTTGGAGCCTATCGTTTCTATCATAAGGCTCATCTCTTACTAATTTTCGCACACGATAATTTAAAAGATCTCCTTGAGCAGCTTTGGCTTTTTGATGAATGTCCGATTGGATTTCTTCAATAACTTTTGAGGGTCTTAATTTATCTCCATCTTGAAAATTGCGGTTTGTAAACCGAACCCAACCGAAGTTGCCTTGTTCCATACTATGGTGTCTTGGCAAAACAGACTCGTAGCCCATTTCATCTACAAAACGTCTATCAGGTTCGGTAAGAAATTCTATTGTGTCTGCTTTAGTGGGCTGACTAAAAACATCAATTTGGGGTGCTTCTCCTTCAAGAAGCTCTTTTCCCGTATCAGGGTCATACAAAAAATCTAACTGGGCATCACTAAAGTGCCCTGTCTGTACTTGACTTATTGGAACTTGTCGTTGCTCCAAAAAATCAATGACTTCTTGTTTCGTAACATTTTTTCTGCCTGTAAGAAAAATTCTAAGGGCTTCAACCAGCGGCTGATCGCCTTCAAAATCAAAATTCGCCGACAATACCGGCATTTGCAATTCTTCTTTTGGTGCATCTTTCAATAAGATATTTAAGAATTGATCGCCTTGTTTTACTTTTTCTTGTTTTAAATTTTTAGCATTAAAAAGTAATCGACTTTCAAAAGTACCTATATTTGAATTAAAAGGTAATTCTTCTGAAGGAGTGGTTAAATCTCCTAATTCCAAAGGATAAAGACCCGGTTGAGGTCGATTTTTAGCAAGGTCCGGGTTTAGTAGCCGCTCTACGACCTGCATTGTAAACGCATCTTGGGTCTTCTTATCTGAAAAAGCTACTGCGGGAGGTAAACGACTGTATTCTTCCGAAGCGCGTTCTGCATACTTATCGGACATTCTTTGTGCTTGAGAAGTCAAAAGTTTGGCTCTGTCAGCATACATTGTCGGCATGGTTACAGCTTGATTTAACGCGGGCTGCCGCTGTTCCATTAAGCCCATTAAATATTCGCTGGACAACGACCCCATTCGAGGTATTTTGCTTTCAGCTAAAACACTTTCTCGGGCTGCTTGCTTTGCTTCTGGAGAAATTTCACCTGCTACAGGGTTACTACCTGTAAGGTCTTTTGTTAAAACACCTTCAGGAAGAACTAAGCCCTCCTTATGACTTACGTAAGACTGTAGGGCAAGCGCAAAAGCATCTCCGTTAAAAACTCTATAATCAAAAACACCTCTAGCGTCTCCGAATAAACCCACGTCCATCTTCGCATAAAAAATGTTTTGAACAGGGTCATACTGAACTACAGGTAGTTTTGACTCTTTCCAATCACCGACCCTGGGTAATTGTGTAGACGGGTAAACAGGCAAATCTGCTACTTCGGGATATTCAGCAAAATAACGCTTAAAATCTATAAAATCAGATACTTTAGGTGGGGTTTTTAAATTTTTACGTTTACTGGAAAGACTTGGCAAAGGTCCGCGACTTAAATCTGTTCTACGCTCTGTTCTACGTGGAACAAAGTCGGTTACTAGTGCTACGGGGCCAAAATCTTCTTCTATATCGACAACGCTATAGCCGCCAGTTGGATCAAACGCTTCAAGTAAAGATTTGCCTTTTTCTTCGGCAACAGAGGGTTTGATTGAAAAACCTGCGTCCCCGGTAAATTCTATAGGCACAACAAATTTATTTTCTGTCGATCTCACAGCGCCGGTTTGTGCGGTTATGCCTTTGTCGGTCCTGTTTCTTTTTGCTAAATCTTCTGCCTTCCTAGCACGATCTCCTGCAGGGCCTTTAGCTTTTGAGCCGCCCATAACCCCTAAAACAACGCCGCCTTGGTCAACCACTTTAGGCATAGTCAAAGCTGAAGCAGGGGCCATGAGCATAGGTGCGGCAAGAAGAACCTCTGAAGAATCTACAACGGACCCTGTTTGGGGGTCGTATACTTGCTCCTTACCCTCCATGGCGGCTTGAGTTGACATCTGAGCGCGGCGAGATAACTCTGCGGGAAGTTCAGGGAGTGCAGCTATGTTTCGTAAAACAGCCTCACGGGCTTCCGGATCACGGGCAAGACCTTTGAAGTTCATGAAAGCTTGCACCGCTTGCGGCACGGCAAACTCGGCCTCGCCATACTGACCGGGTGTTATTGTTCTATCTACATATACTTGCCCATCTGGGCCAACATAAGAGTCTGAAAAAGTTTCTTGGTAGGGTTCTATGACCTCCCGGCGAACAGGAAGCAGTGGACTTAGCAGCTGCCCAATGCCCGAACCTTCCGGACCTACGCCGTAAAGATATTCTTTTTCAGCCTCGCCGCCGTCAGACATGTATTCCATGCCCGCTCTTTTTGGGTTGCGTTTGTTTGAAGAAACGCCCTTTGAAGGACCACTTTTGTAAACAACACCACCCGTACCGCCCGCGCCGCCGCCAGAACCCCCTAACATACCGGTATTCATAGATAAGTTGGCAATACCGGTGTCCAGTGTTCGATTTACTTCACCGGCTATTCCACCGCGTCCACTTCGAGCGATTTCTATTAACTTCAGGATGGCAAAGTAATCTGAAAGCTTGTCCATTATCGGGCCATGGGCATGATGCCCGTCTGCATCGTGGGCCGTGGTGCAACTTTCGCAAGATTGCGACGAAGCGCCGCTTTAGAACGACTTCGTAAAAACGACTCCAGGCCCTGACCGCTGTTAGCTTGTAGGTTCATGCCGTCAGTAAGTCCAACAATGCCGCCTGTGGCAAAGCCGGTCTTATACATGTTTTCAAAAGACATTCTTGGCGTGTCTTCTTTTTTTACAGAAGAAGGGTTTTGCACAGTGCTTAATATATTAGTAAACGTATTAGCCGGACTCTGAGCCGCTGCTGCGGCTGCCGCCGCCTCTGCTGCGTTTTTTTCTTCTATGGCTTGTAGCGCGGCTTGTGTTGAGGTCAAACCGGTTGGTCCAACCGGCACACCATCTTCGTTTGTTGTAGCGACGGTCTGCGTAGTCGTGTCTGCGACGGTCTGCGTGGTGTCCACCGGAGTGGTCACAGACGTAGTAGTGTCTGCGGGAGCAGTACCCGTAACGGTCTGCGTAGTATCAGTCGTTGTGTCTGCGGAAGCAGTACCCGCCACACTAGAAGCAAAGGCCAAACCCTCTGGTGAGTTTTGTATGGCTTGGTCAATATCAGCCAAGCTCATACCCGAGTTGACCCAATTCATTACATATTCTTCAGCGCCCTGACGGCCCAAGTTTTTTTGGTATAGGTCTTGAACAGACTGTAAGGTGACAGCAGGGGCCGTGGGGGTTACTGCGGCAACCCCCGTGGTTGCAAAGTTTTGGGCTTCTGCAGACGCTGCAATTTGAGCTTCTACGTCTGCCAAACTCATACCGGAGTTAACCCAGCCCATTACAAATTCATTATTGCCGGGATCACGACCTAAATACTGTTGGTAAAACCCTCGTACTTTTTCCGGCGTTACAGCGTCTCTTTCAGCTGTAATCTGAGCTAGTTCTTCAGCAGAAGAAACCGGGACTCCTGTTATTTTAAAATTCTGAGCTTCCGGAGAAGTCATTATCTCAAATTCTATCTCATCAAGCGTTTTGCCGGATTCAACAAACTGCATGACATATTGATTTACACCGGGATCACGGCCTAGATACATGCGATAAAACGCCCTAACTTGGTCGGGTGTCACCACATTTCCAAAGATTTGTGAGAAATCAACATCCGACTCAAATGTTGAGCCGGAAGACGTTGGTCCCGGTGCCGTGTACGAAGTGGATAAAGACGTGGCTGGGGTATCAAAAGGGTTGGCTGTGGTTGTCGTGACCATCGGGTCAAACTGACCCACACCCGTGCTGGGGTCGATGTTATAAGTGTAAAGATTTGGCTGCTCGGTAGAATCAACCAACACATCAGATTGCGTGTAGTACGGTTGTTGTTGGCTAGGTTGCCCGGTATTCGGGTCAAGACCAAGGCCCGTGGGCCGTTGTCCAATAAACACCTGACGCCCCACCGTGCCCGAGCCGCTAACGCCGCCGGTTAAGCTTTGACCCTTGTCCTGTAAAAATCGCGCAGTCGCTTGAAACGCCCCGCCCGACTGACTAGCGGGATTTATTAAATTTGCAAGGCGGCGGAATCTTTCAAGGTTGGTTTCGTTGTAATTGGTTTGGGTTGCAAAAGTATCATCAACAACAAAGTCCTTGTTTGGGTCATTAAACAGCTGAGAAATCCACGGACTCGGATTGTCTTTTGTCGCTTTAACAAACCACTCGTAATCCGTTAGGCCGTCATATTTTTTATCACTAAAAAGACCTAAGTCATTTAGAAAATTGATAAATTGTAGGTTAGATGCATTGGGGTCTATTCGTACCAAACCATTTTCAATTGTCAGATAATCCGGTAAAGCTTTCGTATTGGCTGCTGTATTGGCTCCGCCTTGATAACCTGCCGCCAGCATTGCTGCCCGCACATCAGGAGGTAATGCGGCCAGCTGTTCAGCTGTCAAAGTAATATTCCCAAAAGGCGTTGCGAGGGCAGTTCCCGCAAACGTATTCCCACTTTGCACATCATCTAACGCGCCGGTCCTGCTATTAACCTCATCATATACTTCCTCGACAACACCACCGCCCTTTTGCATATAACGAGGCGCGTATGCCCCAATTCCAGAACTCATACTCGCCCTATTCATCATAGAATCTATCCGTAATATTGCATTGGTCGAAGATTTGCACTCTCATCTTCCCAATAATCTGATGGCAACTGAACAAAGTTACCCTGGCGGTATCGCATCAACGCCTGTGTCGTGCTGTCTACCAAGTCATCATACTCCCCATTAGGGAATGCCGCACACTCTTCGATCACATCGTGCGCCCAAGACTCATCCGGTGCCCAAATCATCCCGCTTTCAAAAAGCGGAGAGACACTGTGTACCCGCGATACCTTATCGTTACCACGGCTCGGCGTAAAGTTTACCACAGGGATGCCCATATTCCGCAATTCATGGGTCAAAGGCATACCACTCGCCTTCGCCTCAATAATAATCGTCTCAGGCTCCCAAAATTTGTAAGATTCCATCGCAACTTGCTTCAATTCAGGAAAATCCCAGCGCCCTTTCTTCGCATCAAGCAAAATTAACGCCGCAACCGTCCCCTCCTCGGGATAAAACACGCCCCAAGTCGTAATCGCACTGTAATCTGCCCGCGTACTTTTGGAAAAAGCTGTGTCGTAGCTCTGAATCACGTACTGCAGCTGCGGAATCTGGTCCTTATCCCACACATTCCACCACTCACGCTTGATAATCGCGTTCTCATCACCCGTTGGGTTCTGCTGGTACTGCGCATTCCACTTCGGCAGAGGAATCGACGCCTTTACCGCCTGCATTTCTTCAAAAGACCAGAACTCAGGCCACAAAGGACCGCCCGAAGGCATCTCCATCGGGAACTCAATGACCTCCCAGTTGTCCGCTAACTCGTCCCGACCCTGTGCCCGGATCAATTGACCCGTCAAATCTTTCTCAGACCACCTAGTCATCACCACAATGATGGCCCCGCCCGGCTGCAAACGCTGTCGAGGACCACCCGTGTACCAATCCCACGCATCATCAAAGCCATTTAGCGACATCGCCGTCTGCTCAGAGTGCGGATCGTCAATAATGATCAAATCACCACCACGCCCCGCCAAGTTTGAGCCCACACCCACGCCGTAATACATGCCACCACGGGCCGTGTCCCAGCGGCCAGACGCTTTGGAGTCCGAAGACAAGGCGGCATCTGGGAAAATTTCAAGATATTCATCACGTTCAAGGAGGTTTTTGATTTTTCTACCGAAGTTGACCGCAAGCTCCGTGGTGTGCGTAGCCTGGATAATCTTCATCGCAGGGTTTTTACCTATCATCCACGCCGGAAACAGGTAACTGGCAAACTCAGACTTGGTGTGTCGAGGCGGCATATTGATAATCAACCGCTTCAACTCGCCCTTTGCCACCCTTTCAAGCTTCTCCGCCATGATTTTATGGTGCCTGCCCGCAATAAACTCGGGCCACATAGAACGGACAAAGCTGAGATAGTTGTCTTGACACGCTTCAACCTGCTCAATCTGAGCCAAACGGTACTCAAGCTTCAGCATTTTCTCTTCAGCTTCGTCTTCTGAGATGCGTTCAAGAGACATAAATCGTCCTGCACATAGAAC